GTTCAAATTCCTGTGGCTCTACAGAACGCTCCATTCCACTTTGCATGTGCTCGTTGCAGCTATTCTAATCGTAGCGTTCAAATTCACTATTGACGTCGTCCAGCTCAAAATCTGGGAAGGGATCGTCATCAATCCTGAAGTTATTGGCAAATTCAGAAAGGATGTAAGGGCTGACGCGTTCTTCCAGGGTACGGATGGCACGTACCTCGTGGGGAGCAGCGGTGTAGTTGCGGAATGCAGTGAGAAGGATTTCTGTCGAGGCCCAGGGGTTGGCATCCACTTCTTGGAGGAACAGGTTCATTTCTTCCCTGCGGCGATCCAGAAGACCACCAATGACCTTGTGATCTTCGTTAAAGATCCACCTGCCAATTTCATCTGTAGCACCCGAGAAGTCTTCTGTTTCTAAGCAGTCGATAATGCGGCTGTAAAGAAAAGGCTCCCACCCGATGGAATGGATGAATGATACCAGGGCTTGACGCATGTGGTCATCAAGGCCGAGGTTAAGTTTTAATAGTTGCGCTTCGATGATATTGACTTCATGGAACAAGTATTCCAGTGCTTTTTCTTGGCTGCAATACTGACCTTGTCTGACGGGAGAACCATCGGGATAAAACTGAGTTCCAAACCCGATGGTGTATGGTTCTCCACCTGAGCACGGATCTGGGTATGCCTTTTCGCTAAACCCTTCGTATTTACGAATGAGGTTAATTGCGTGCGAAAGATCCGACATGGGAGTAACTATTATTATTACTCCCAATCATACATACTTTTTATTTGCCTTGACCACGACTTAACTTACGTCCGTGGTTAGGACGTGAGTGTTTGCCGTCTCCTTGATTTGTTTTCTTAGGCTTGGACTCAATTTGGAGTACGGTGGATTTAGGTTTTGCCACGCCAGACACCTTGTTTAATGGCCTCGTCAATCGTAACACCTAATGGCAGTGCTTGACTGGCCCAGAACAATGGATTGCCCTTGGCGTCAACTTCTAAGGGGTAATCCCGTGGATCACTGCCCGGTATGGATGGGGCTGGCTGGCCCACAATATATTTACCTGCTAATTGCATCACCACTTCACCTTTTACTTTTAAACGACTCTTTTCTTTCTTCTATTATTGCATTGTTCTTTATGTGTAGCCCATCTAACGTTGCCTGGCTCATAGTGACCCCAAGGATCTATTCGATCTAAACTTTTGCCTTCAGGCCTTTCTCCTAGCTCATTCCAAAACTGATCAAAACTTTCGAATTTAAACAATACATCTCCGTATGCACCATGATGATTTTCATTGACTCGTTTTTTGGCTCTCCAATAACTTTTCCAGGCTCCTACTTTTTGTGGATCGTGTTTTGCAGAAGGATTCTTGATGCGCAATTTCCGTCCAGAAAAAGCACATGAACGACAAGTCCACTGCTTTCCCTTGCGATTATACTGATCAATGCGTATGCAACTTTCTGTGTCGCAACTTGTACACTTTACGTCAATGTAGTTCCAACGTGAAGACATGCGCGAAGCAACTCTGGGATTATCATACCACTTAAGATCATCCACTTCACGCGATGGCTCCAGTATCTTGCCGACATTTTATCGGGGCTCGGATCCTGTGCGTTATGCCGAGCGTAGTAAGATTTCTTCCGTGCCTTGTCTTTAGCTGTTGTTGGGTTCTTTCCAGCGCCCTTCACGCCTTGTTGGCCAAAGCGAATTATCCTTTCCTCACCCCCCTCGCAAGCCTTGACGACGTGGCTTTTGGTCGGATGACCAGGTGTCTTGCGGGGTTTGTTACACTCCATCGAATCTTTATGTATTTTGGCAGCCTTTGCTGCTTTCTTGCGTTTATCAGACATCAGATAGAGCCAAACAACGATCCGAAACTACTTCCTGTACCCATATTAAAATAGGAAGGCGCACCTTCATCTTCTTCATCTTCAAAATACTTGAAGTAAGTCGATCTTTTAGGTGTATAGGTTTCCTTTTTGCTTGTGTCGTCTGCATCAAGCATTGAACCCAGTGAGCCAATGGCAGCAAAAGGATCTGACATATCTGGCATGCTAAAGCCCAAAAGACCCATAGCACCTTTTTTTGTTGACATTTTTTCAATATCATTCAGGCCTAAATTTTTATCTTCTTCAGTTGCATCTGGAAAAAACTCTGTATAGAATTCTGATTCACTTCCACCCCACCCAGCTTCTTTAAAAATTTTATACAAAGCAGTTCCTCCAACTTGCGAAGGCACCTCTTCGTCTGAATCCCGTTGAATATACTCGTATCCAAGTTCTTTTTGTGTTGGTTTAATACGTTTTTCATTCAACTGGCGAATGCGTTCACGCATTTCAATGGCTGGATCAGTACCAAAGATCTGCATTAAGCCTTGTTTAATACTCTCAACTGGATCCTCACTGGAGTCATAGCCAATTTCCTTAAGCCTGTCTTTTAATTCTGGAGTAAGGTTTGTAATATTCATTTTGTCAACAAGTTCCGATGCTTTGGACTCTGCAGATACAAACTCAGCAAAGATCGGATTACCAAAAGACGCCTTCTCGCCTTCCAGGGCTTTGGCTAGATCGTTTTGAATAAAACTAGCTAAGTCTTGTCGCGTGTAAGTGTCTGCGACTGGATCATATCCTTTATTTTTACCAAGCACCTGATAGTGTAATCGAGCAAAATCATCTTTATTGTTTAAGTCAACTCCATACTCATAGGCCAATTGCTTCCACGTTTTTCCGTCAGAAAGAAGGTTGTCTGATTCACGTGAATCCCAAGCCGCTTGAACATCTTGCTTTTGCTGTTGATAGAGACTTTGCTTAGAAGTTACATCTGTGCCTGAGAGTAGTTCGGGGTTCCAATAAAATTTAGGATCAAACTCTTTTGTGGTTGATGCTGTCTGCAAACCATCGATGTATGTCTGCGCTTGTTTATTGGCAAAATCTTTTAAAGCACTGGAAACTAACTGTGTCTGAAGAACGTTTTGCTCATCTTCTTTCACATCCATGTAACTAATAAATTCAGTGATTGATTTAGATGTGTCAAAGCGAGGCTTTAAATAATCATTGACAAAATTATTAACAAACTCTTGTTCAAGTGCATAAGTTTTTTGCGCATCTTCTGGATCCGCAATTTCGCTCATGCTCTTGTAGCGTTCTGCCAGGGTTTCATCAAACCACTTTTGCCAGTTATAAGAAACAGAGGATCCCATGCCAAGACTTTTGTCAAGGCTTTCAGAGAGTCCTTTGCCAATTTTGGAGTCTTCGCCCAAGCTGAGGAAACCACCTCCGCCTAAATCACCAAGGATTGCGTTCTTGATATCTGATTTAAAGTCAGTGACATTAGGCATCCCCATCCCCTGGAGGATATCCGCCATTTGTTCTTGTTTAATTGCGCGTTTGTATTCGTTTAACGTTTGTTTTAAAACATCAGCCGTTAAAGCACCAAAAGCCTGTTCACCTTGCTTATCAACAAAGCTTTGTGTGGCCATCTCGGCCAATGAATCAGGCTTGTCTTCTGTTTTGCCTAAGAGTGTTTCTCGTAAAATTTGTTGTTCTTGATTTGTCGGAGCTCTCAGCGTTTCTGTGTACGTATCAAATTCTCTTTTAGTACCGGGAAGCCCACTTGGTGCGCCGACAAAGGTATAATCTGAGTGAAGATAATCGTCTAATGTTGTGTACGTGCGAGTGATATCTACATCGGGAATCTTCTTTCCGCCGAAAGAAACACTTTTGGATGCATCTTTCCAGCTTTGTACTTTCTCTGGAACAAGCCCAGAATAAAATTTTGCATCAAACTTAGTGATATCAGAGCCTTGCTTGCTTGAATCCCAAGTCTTAATTCCGGCTGCTTTTACATAAAAGTCTTCAACTTCTTTGATTGTTTGGTCATCAACGTAATCTTTGTAGGAATAATTACCTTTGGACAACTGCTCATCCAAAGATTTCATTAAAGACTTGTAATCTGTTACGCCAGTGGAAACACCATTAAGCCTATTGGCAATCTCTTTGGCAATATAGTTTTGTGTTGAGTTACCTTGTTCCTCAATGGGAACAAGATTTCCATTCTTTACTTCAAATCGAATCATGACGCTTCTTTGTCCCTGTAGAGTTCAATGACGTTAAAACTGCCGGGCTCCATCCAGGCTTTTATTCTATCCAAGTTTTCTTGACTAAAGAAATCCTGTTTTAAGTACCAGGTCTCCATTTCGCTGGAGCCTTTATTTGCATTGCATCTCTTGCATGCGGGAATGAGGTTATGCCGATTAGAGCAGCCTGATTTAAACCTTGGAATAATATGATCAAGACTTGTTGCCTCTTCGCCGCAGTAACCACATTGATGATCCCAGGCTTGGTATATACTTTCTCGAAATCGTTTTTTAGCAAGTTTTGGTGTTAATTCAACTAGCAGGGCGAGGGGCTCGTGCTGGCTGCAAAACATGCTTTTCAATTGCCGTTAATTCATTCTAAATTCTCCAAACAGTTACCAGACAAACTAAAGAGATAAAGATATCTTGACAAGTCTTGACACCTGTCTTGTTTTGTGTACGGTGTATAAGTAGCTACTGCCAGCTCCATGGCCAAACACCCCGGTTGGGTTTCTGCCCAGAAACTCGAAGAACTTCTGGGAATTGACAAGAAGACACTCTTCAAGTATCGCGATGACGGTACCCTGAAGCTTGGCCCCCATTATGCCGCATTCCCTGAGACACGTTCCAGGGACAGCTATCGGTGGAATGTGACAGCAGTGCGTAAAACACTGACGAAACAAGGTATGATGCCTGTGGCCGCCTGAGAACCGGCCTCTTGGACGAGGGGAGCAGCTCTTGCGCAAGGGCTGCTTTTTTATGGCTTGTAGGGGTTGCCATCTTTATCAAACATGGTAAACCCCTCCATCAAGATGAAATCCGTTGGGACATTAAAAAGTTTTTGCATCATGGGCATCATCATCACTGATTGACAGTTGTAGGGTGGTACATCCATCTGTGATAGTGAATGTCGATTCAGTCTTGCAGACTTAATTGACTCTTGTTCGTTTTCTGTTTGTTGAACCAAACGCTGCTCCCAATCGGCCATGCTTTCATCTCCAACTGGAAAATCAGATGGTTCTGGCGGGAAAGTATTATCGGCAAACTTAAGTGCATAGATGTGTTTGCAATATCTTAACTCATCAAGTAACGGCTCCCAGTTATCGGTTAAAGATGTGATAGTTCCTTGCGTGCTGGAGTAATCATTGTATGTTGTCATACCTTCTGCTCTGGCGCCTTGGATGGCAGGATTGGCGGTACTCCTGGTATATGTCGCACCAAAATCTGTGTAGATGCCAGGATTGTCTCGTGTTGCTTTGTTGTCTACGGTGCTATCAGCTACGTCAAATGGAAGTTGGTAACCAGAGGGTGCGTAAACTTCCATTAATCGATTGACGTTGCCCGCAGTCATTGCACTGTTATCAACTAAACCATTCAAGCGAGTTAACTCAAAACGACCAGGTTTTACATTGCTGGCACTGCTGCGAGGGAAGCGTCGTCGATTACTTTTACCAAGATCACGCATAAACGCAAAATCACGATGCGTAAAATCCTGACAAGAACAACAGAATCTCGCACCAGTAATAATGTAACGTCCGACAGTAAATGAAACTGGTGACGGAGTTAGGTATTCTTTATCCGGTGTGACCTGCACAGAGCCGGACTTACGTAATGTAAGTACGCCAGTGAATGGATCTGTGGCAGTCAAAACAGCCTGGACGTAGCCATAACGCTTTTGCGTCTGTGGATCAATTGTGTCGCGATCAATGATTGGGTCCCCTGGTGTAATGACACGGTCTTCGATTAACTCACTGTTAAGGGGAGTCAAACCACCAGGTACTCCTGGTACAGCCACATAAAATGGCGGTGGTAATGGATTGGATGCACTCCAGTTACCCGCAAGTTTTACGTACCAATTATCAGCATCCTCTGTTATAGATTCGATGTAAAGCTTGGAAGACGTATCTGGATCTTCGAGGTTGTCGCTGCGCATCGAACCGGCATAACGCCAACCGGCCCAGTGCATACCCATCTCTTTGTTTTTGGTTGGAAACCCTACAAAAACACCGGACACAATAGGTGCAGGATTTGCAACAGAACTTGGTGTGCCAGAAGGAACAGGAATTTGATATTGAAATGGATACTCGTAGCTGTTGTCGTAAAACGTAGCAGTGGCTAACTCATAACCACGGCGCCATCTACTCCAGGCTGATTCCCTGTTTGCAGCATAAATTGAGTCTGGTACAGCACCACGAGAGAACTCAGTCGTAATAGGCCGAACTCCCGCAGGTGCTGCAACTTGTGCTTGGTTGAAATTACCAAAAGAGCTTCCACTCTTCTTGGCCATGATCAGAAGAAGCCGCCTTGTGCAATGATATGAGCCCCTGGTGTGTAACCAGAGACGTTAGGGCCATCAGGAAACACACCAACGTAAATGCGGTCTCCACGCTCCAGGTAGATGCCTTTGTTGCGTAAGGGTGCCGTGGGGCCTAGGCCATTGGTATTGCCTGCCTGAGTTACGGGAGAAGCCAGTTGTGGCATCAAGTCAGAGCAGTCGACAGTACCGCTGTCAGCTGGCACCGTCTTGGCGAACAGGACACGGTAATCACCGGAAGCAGGCACCGGTACGGTCGTATTACGTGTGTGGTAAAAGACGAAGGTTACTTCTGGTTGGTAACCATAAGTGACACCGTTGTACAGAAAACCTGTTGCAGTACCACCAGAGTATAAAAGCGCTGTATTGACGCCCGTTAGTGTAGTGCCGCCAGTGTATGTGTAATAGCCGTAACCACTTGCTGGCGCTGTGCCCACAACACCAGTTTCTTCTACAAACACAACTTGGCCACTGACTAAGGAGATGACATCACCCGAGGTTGTGGTATTGACTGTGTAGTCAACACCACGGTAAAAATCATTACGTGTAATAGTGATTGAGTCAACAACACCACCGCTGTTGTTATCTTCTTGCAGGGCAGCGTCCATATCCACAAGGATCGATGGAGCCTGGCCGCCCTGCACAAAGAGTGTGTTAGCAGTAGAGCTGCCAACAGTCTGAGTTGTTACTCGTACCGAATCAAATAACGGCCGATCAATAAACAACGGTTGCTTGTTGCTGCTAGTTGCCGACAATGTTCTACTGCGCTTTTACTGATTCGTTAATTCTAACGTGTTTTAACCGTATGGGTTATTAAGAAGCAATTGAAAAGGATTAATAGATGCAGTGGGTGGTCGCAGGAGTTGCGACATAAGTTCTTGCTTCAGCAGATCTTTTGTCGTTGGTTGTTTTTGTTGGGCGCCAAGTAGAGCAGACATAAACCCCTGGAACAAACCAGAAGAAGACATATCTTGTCCCTTTGACTCGCCCTGAGCTTGATCACCCGATAAAGGTTGCAAACCCTGCTGGTAAGTTTTCTGAAGCTCCGAATAACTTTTGACCGGCTGGCCGTAATAGCTTTTACCTTCTCTTGTAGGTAATGATGCCCACTCTGGTGCCAAGGCAGCGACAAACTCTGGTGTCAGACCTTTCTTTTGTAAATAAGAAAGGCCGCCAAGGCCCATGGTTCGCTGACGAGCTAGATCAAGAGCAGCAATATCTTGTTCAACGGGACCGAAGGATCCGAGTCCTAACTTCTTCTGTTGTGCCTGCCAGGTTGGAGTCAGGAATTGATAAGCACCTGCTGCGGTACTCCTCCCTTTCATCACCTTGTCTGGATGCCGCTTCAGGTCTGGTGCTAACGAGCCACCAAACATGACGCGATAAGAGTCAGGGCCACCACGCTCCGTTCCCTCTGCAAAGCGCAGCATACGAAGCAAACCTTGTGCTTCTGGGGTCTGCCGAAACTTTTCGTAGAAAGAACGATCTGCCATGGTTTTATGCTCCTACCCAATTTGAACTTGCCTTGAGACCAGGAGTAAAGACTGCTTGTGTTACTGCAACCAGGCTGATAGTAGCTGCAAGGCGTTTAACAAAATTGGGACAAAGGATCATGGATCTAAAGCAACAACACTGGCCCCCATGAATCAAAGATTCGCGTCCAGTTGGTTGGTCTTACACGCTATGCGATGCCAAAAATATCACTTTTGCACCTGGTTTAGAAGAGCTTGGAATTTCTTTTCCATCTCTGGATCAATTTGCAAACCTTGTTGACCGTAGGTTGCAGTCGGCCCAAAAGAACTGACGGCTGGAAGCCCTTGAGGCGCATTAACTCCAGGGGGAGGGGTCATCATAATCTGCTGAGGCATTTGATAGCCGTAGCCTTGAGAAGCTGCTTGGCCAGCCAATGATCCCTGGATGGCGTCATATCCGGATTGACTAGGACGTACTTTGGCTGCAAGTTGGGGATTAGCTTTGGCCCACATTTGCATACCAATGTCACGTGCAGCATCCATTTCTTCTTGTGTTTTGGCTGCAGCGCGAGCCTTTTCATAACGCTGAAGTTCAGGATCTTGCGCGGTCATCTGTGCTACACGAGACTTTTCGGCTTCATAGGCACGATCTGCGGCTGCTTGCTGACCAGGGAAGCCAGCACCTGGCCGAAAGCTTTCAGCTGCTTGACCAGCGGCAAGTTCTTTCTCCTTGTAACCAGGGCCGTAATTACGCTGGTCACCAAATGGTTTGGTGCCCCCAAAAGAAGCATTTGTGTACGGAATATTACCTTGCGATAGCTGTCCTGCCGCGTAACGCATTTCATTACCTAAGTAAGGCAATGAACCACGACCGAGTTGTCCCCCCATGTACTGGAGCTCGTTTACAAGAGATCGTCCCAGGTTGCGCCCAGTATCGTTCCGTGGATCAGGGATAATCCCAGGGAGATTCTGAACCCCTCTATCTAAGGCCGAACCAGATCTTCCCTGCATAAAAAGCTGTGGCCCCAGAAAAACACCGGCGCCCTGCACAACATTGCGGCCCAAGCCAAGTAAACCACGAAGTTCCCGTGCACCTGCAAAACTAGGCATAACTACCTCCAATTAAGGTTTAGATAAATGCGCGATCCCACAGCCGTATCGGCAGGACCTGGAAGACTCTGGATGAATTCAGCGCCAGAGCGTTCGTAACGATATCTGGCCTGGAACGGATCCTTGTAGTTTGGTACGTAAAGGATACCGGCTAAACGGTTGGTTTCGTAGAGATAGATCTCATCCCAAACCTTGAGTGCCTCTTTGGCATTACTGGAGCGAATCGTACGATCAACGTCACCAGCAATACTTTCAAGGCGAGTAGAAGGTGAAGTGGCAACCTCAGTCTTCTTTTCGGCGGTGTCGCAGCGGCCGATTTGAATAACGATCTTATCGTAAAAGTACGAATCAGGGACCGTGTTCATAGCTTCTTCAAGCCGCGCGAAGTCACCCGCCGGCACAGAAACTGTGAAGTAGCCCAGATGATAACGGACTCTACTCTTATCGAAGTCGCTGAGTTGCACAACCTACTTCCGTATGTTTCTCATTATAAATGTACTGAATTAACTGAGATATGGATTGGGTAGGCTCCTTAATAGATCCAGGGGATTCTGCTGAGTTGGTGGTTGTAATAGCTGGCCGATTAAATTGCGCTTCATTGAAGTAGCTGCGTTTTCTTTTTGTTTGCCTGTAAAACCAGTGCCAAGCAAATAACCCATCAAGAACTCCTTGGGGTCAATGCCAGCACCAGAAGCAGTTGTTGTACCCTCTCCAAAGCTTTTTCCACGTGTTGTTGATGAATCTGGTAATTCACTTAGATGAAATGTTTGCAACTCATATGGACCAGTGCGCAAGCTAGAAACATTGCCTGCGCCACCGCGATTGGCATGGGTAGCAACAGAACCTTGCCCCAAGAAACGTAACTGAGTTCCCTCGGGTAAGCCATAGTCCTCTCCGCCATGCATCCTTCGGTCACCATGGACTGGATGCACGCGCATCCCCATAGGACTCGTAAGTGTTGCTGCTGGATTTAAAACAAAATCGTCAGCTTGCTTTGAGTATAAAGCTTGCCAGTCTTCACTGCCAGGGAGTCGGAATTGAAGATATTGTCCAATATCAGTACGTGCCTTGGAAAGAGGAAAACGCTTTCCATCCTTCAATACTTCCCAATGCGCATGTGGGGCTGTGGAGGTACCAGTGGAACCAACACGTCCTAAATATAGTGCAGGTCCTATAGCCATATCTTTTTCTTTTTATTTTAAGACTGAAAAACCCCCGGTTTCCCAGGGGCTTGGTAAGGAGAAGAGTGTAATCAAACCCTGATTAAATCAGCAGCAATCACGGCGTCCCAGTCAACCCTACGGATCTGTCGCAGTTGTTCGAGATTGTTGAACCTTTCACCCGATAAGGACATCTGAAGATCTTTAATCTCTCGGGCTGTTTTCAATCCAATACCCTTGATATGATCAGCGATCATTTGCGGGGTAGCTGAATTGATATTTAAACGGTTGTCCGGGGGAAAAGTACGTGGTTCTTCCTTTGCAGCTTTATCTTTTACCTGAAGCGTTTTTACCGTTTTGGTGGCGGCTTCATCAGGCGTAAGCTCAGTCTTGTATGCGGTATAAAGGCGACCGTCCTGATCTTCGACCATGAACCAATCGCCGTTATCCCATTCACTTACAATCTTGACTCTTGCGCCTGTTTTTTTGTGCTGATAAAGCATTGCTGCAGTGGTTGTCATAAGACCAGAATTACACTGGTCTTAGTTTAACCTAATCAGCTGACAGTGCGGCCAAGCAGGTAGCCATCAATGTCTTCGTAGCCAGGTGCAGCATCAGGTTGGACGTAGCACACTTCAACCACCAGGTAACCAGTGCGGCCACCTGTAGCATCACCGCTAGAAATGTAGAAACCACCAGAAGTAGCAGTGCTATTCGCGGTTTCTTTTGCAAACACCTTCAGGGTGGTAGCAGCGGTTGCTTTGTAGTTCACAACTGCGCCAGACACACCAGCAGCGCCGGTAGCAGTCAGGAATGGATCAGAGCCATAAGCAGCAGTACCACCGGCAAAGAAGATTTCACCAGCCTGGGTGCCAGACACAGTGGAGGTCAGGTTGGCCTGGATGACGCCTTCACCGACACCAGAAGCAGCAGTGGGGCTACCACCGTTGCTGCGGCCAAAGGAGATTACGTTGCCAGTGGCTGCATAGATACCAGAAGCAACACGACCATCACCCCAGCCAGAAGCAACAGAGACGGTAGTGCGGTACACGTAAGCAGGCAGGGTGCTGCTGCCAGAGATCACCATACCAGTGATATCAGGACGAGTATCGTCATTCCGATAAGGAGAAGGGACGATCACATCAGCGGCAGCAGTAGCGCCAGCGCCAGAGGTGGTAGTCACGGGGACATAACCACGCTGCTGGAAGTAGCGATAACCAGGAAGTGCCAGCACAGAAGTGGGGCCACCCTTGGAACCGTCGTTAGTGCCATCATCGGTGGTATCAATGTTCTTGTACCAACCGTTAAGAGGCTCTGCCCAGTTACCTGGGAAGATTTTTTTAGCAGACAAGTAGGACATTTATTTTTTCCTGTTATGTGGGTTTATTGGTTTCAGACAGTACCGTCGTCCTGGACGAAGCTGTAAGCAGTGGTCACAAAGTCCTTGTTCAGGATTTCGAAACCAGCATACAGTTGCCAGATCAGGATGATGAAACGGCTGAAGTCATCGTTGTTGTTGATCAGCACCTGAGCATTCGGGCCGCCGATACCAACACCAATCGACTGTGGGCCAAAAAAGTAACCTTGAGCCACTTCCTTAGAAGCATAGCTGGAACCACCATCAAAAGATGCGGTCACATTCTTGGTCGGGAAGTTGGTCGACTCGAAGAACTTCACGCCTTCGAACTGAACACCAGTCGGCATCACAGGCTCACCAGCCAGGAAGTAACCCTGACCAGCTTGGGGACCCATGAAGAAGCTGGAGTTGTTAGGCATCATGGGGTTACCCATGTACATGCCTTGACCAGGATTACCAGCGTAGCGAGCGATCTCACGGAAGTCACTATCACGACGCAGGTGCATCATGAAGGTAGGATCGCAGATGCAACGATACAGACCATCAGCGAAGGTCGGGACGTTACGCTTGCGCAGATCCTTAACAATGGTCAGCAGGTCGGTCTTCACCTGGAACTGCTGCACTTCATTGCCGTACTCAGTGCCGGTGTAGGAAATACGACCTTGGGAATCCTTGGTCTTACCACCAGCAAAGTAGTAACCACCCTGGGAGGTAGAAGCAGCACCACTGGCTTCAGCTTTGGCGAGTTCGTCGATGAACACGCGATCACGCCAACGGCGATAGTCGTCAAGCAGCGTCAGGCTACCGATCGACTGGTGGAACATATTCAGGTTACCGGTATCCAGCAGAAGACGCTGGGCGGTAATCAGAGTTTCCCTCAAAGATGTTATCCCAAAGGCTCTTTATCCTTTGGTTCTTACGGTTTACTATCCCGTAAGGTCAGACTATATCATCACCTACAGCGTCATCTGTTTAGGTGCTTCGCGCTCGTGGGTCTCTTTCCATTACTTAATGCATTGGGAAAGATCGACCTTGTAACTCATACATTCTGGAACAAAAGGCTTAATCTGAGGAATTAGCTCAATCACCTTTGATTTACAAAACCTTAAAAGCAAATATTTTTTGCTTTTTGATATTAATGGTTTAACTCCTGTAAGTGACTCAATCCATTTGGCAAGTAACTTGTTTTCTTCAAAAGTAAAGCAACAAGTTGCTATGGAGCCAGCTGTTTCCACGTAAGGATAAAGCTTTGTCTCACCTGAGCTTAAGACGTGTTTCTTGTGACGTTTTGCATGCCAAAGAGAACCGTCATCGCACCACAGTATTGCAAGTGCTTGTAAATCTAATCCGCTCAAAAAATCTGGAGTGATTGTTTTACGTGTCTTTTGGTTTTCTCGCGGAATGTACCAGCGATTAAACCAAGGAGAAAACAACGCATGATCATCAACACAATAAAGATAACTTTGATGGGTACCGCCCTTGCTGTCGGAGACTCGATAAGGTCCGAGTACTGGGCGTTCTTTATTGAGGATTTGATTCAAACGCTTGGCTTTCCACTGTAACCACTCAACCTGCTTGGAAGAATGGCCAATGCGTAGATGGACTGATCTTCTCCTTTGAAGACCGAGCCACCCATCTCCAATCAAACAACCTCTCAGAAAAGAAGAGTCAGATGGTTCCAGATTGTCAAGGTTCAGGTCTGACCTAGTCGTTGGACCTTCCGGTTGATTCCTCATCCGGCTTGGCTGCTGATTGCCCTGTCAGTATAACCTGTTAGAGGGATTCCAGCAATTCACGAAGTTCATCTGCTTGATTTCTCAGGCAGCGGCCAGGGGTTTAGCAATTTTAAAGGTGCTGGGTTGGGTGGGATCACCCGGGTCTGCAGGGCCGGTGTACTCTTTCAGCACAACAAGCACCTTCTCTTTGGTGATGTTGCGGCTGTTGGCGGTACCGATGGTCTGGTCA